AGGGACAGTTCTCTGGTGGCGAAACCGTTATTCAAGTTATACAAGCCGTTATACAACGTCACCAGTTGAGCCTCCGTGAGTTTATCCACCGCGTCCATGTTATTCGCTATATCGTTGACATCAACGCTAGTGGGGTTCACTAGGTTATACGGGTGAAGCCTTATAGCGTCCTCTAGTTCAAGTTCGGTAATGGTAGTAACGTTCTCCCTAGCGTCCCGTGACAATTTAAGAAATCCACCGTTCTCTGTGTCACCTTCCATGAATGAATCTATCATGTCATTAATGGTTTCTATCTCCATCTCGGTAATCTTGCCGTCATTGTATAACTTGACAGCCTTAGACCGGATGTTGTTTATAGAACGCAAGTACCTGTTCAAGTCCTCGAATGAAGCTATGTCAATGGCTGAACCCATGGATGTTATCCTGTCATTTAATTTGTTCAAGTAATCTTTCACTTTATCCACGGTCCATTTCTTCTCTTCCTTGGCTTCTTCCGGCGTGAAATACTCGTCCATAAGTTCTTTCGTCAACTCGGAGTACCTGCCTTCCGATATGTCACTGGCGATATCGTAGAACATGGCTCTATCTTCCACGGACATCTTAGATGGGTCAAGGTTCAAGAAGTCATTAAGCATCTTCTTGTCAGTTAGTTCAAGACCTTTCTTGGCAGAGTTAAGTTTCCTTCTAGCCTTATCAATTATCTTATCCCTCTGTTCTGCCACTAGGATTTGTTCTTGCTCGGCGATAGTTTGTTCTATCAATGATAACGTCTTCCTGAAACTCTTCTCGCTATTAAATGTCTTTGACAGTTGAGTCATTAGTTTCTTGAACTGTTTAGGGGTAAACAGTTTCTCTTTCCCCTTTATAGCTTCCCGAATCTCTTTTATTTGTGACTTGTTCACTTTCTTCTGGTCTTGCCTCCCTCGTTGGTAAACTTGCTTGGCTGTCCCTTGAATCCTCTTTTTCAAGTCACCGAGTTCTTGCTTCGGACTGGATACGATGTCAGATGAAGCACCCTCGTTCATCCTTTTGCCGGGTGTCTTTACTTCCGTTTCCCCTTGTGTACTTTCAATCCCGTTGACTTCTGGCACACCGCCCACAGGTTCACTTGTTCCTTCTTGTCTTTCCCCCTGTTCTGTGCTTTGACTTTCCTCACGCACTCCTCTAGTTTCTTCGGCATTTTCTTCTGTTTTTTGTTGTTCTACTTCTGTTATCGTTTCTCCCGTACCGGTATTTTCCACTGTTTCTACCTCTTCTACCGGTACTAGGGTATTGTAATCTACCACGGTACGGTTCCCATCGGCGTCTTCTACCTCTATCTTACCCTCTTCCTCCACTTCCGTTGCCGTGGCTACTACCTCTTTACCGTCTAGCGTGAATTTCTCTCCCTCGAACTGGAAGTTCTCGTCATTCAATCCCTCTTCACTTTCCTCGATAGCTTCCATGTTCTTTAACGCTGACGCTTTATGCACGTAGTTCATGGCGTTCTTGACAAGTTCTTTACGCTTCTTGTTCTTCAAACCGCCTTCCGTGTTGTTATCGTACAATCCCTCGACAGCCGCGTTTATCTCCCCGGATATTCTCGCGCTACTCAACCTGTCTGATAACCTACCTTCCGTCATTAACTCGTCAATCTTATCCCTCAATTCAGACGGCAAAAGTTTACTGTACTTGTTCACTTGATAGCTTAACTTGCTTTTTGAAGCGGGTGCAGCTATAATATTCAATCCACCTAACGCTCCTGTCATCAATCCGGTAACCATGAGCATATCCACGTCCTCCGGCTTGACAATCTGTTCCGTGAAGTAATTAGCCTCTCCCCTGTCAATAGCCGTGATGGCACCTCGTATAAGGTCACCCACTTTCTCTTCTGCCGATTCTTCTACCCATGACAAACCCAACTTGACTATCCCTCGCTCTCCCCAAGCCGCGTTACCACTACGGTACATGAACTCGTTAAGAGCCTTCTTGAACACGTTAGATGAAGCTGCTGTTGCCTTTGCAGCCTTAGCCGCGCTAGGGACGAACATCCTTTCGGTGAAGTTCTCTATCATCAAGTCTTGGAAGTTATTCACGAAAGCTTCTTTCGCCGTCGCTCCCTTGGATATATCTTTAGACACGTTAGCGAATAAAGTGGGTTGGATGATAGTCTGCAACGCGGCATCCGTCATGTTCTTTGCTGCCCAATTGACTACTTTACCGGACACACTTCCAACTTTGGATGATGCCACTTTACCACCTACTTCTGCCATTCCTTTCAAGAACGCCGTGTTGGATAATCCCTTGGCTATGGCGGTGGACGTTACCTTTGTTAATCCTTTCTTGGCTAACGATGTACCCACGCTTCTGATTCCTCCCGCGATACCTCCAGTTAAAGCGAACTCCGTCATGAAACCTAACGAGCCTCCCATCATGTTTCCTATATTGAACGCTCTCCCGGTTTCTTTGTTCAACATGTCGAGAGCCTGCACGTTTAACGAGTAAGCGTCTAAAACGTTCATCTCGTCTTCTGATAATTGCTCCTTGGCTCTCCTGTTTACTTCCTCGTTTATCTTCTCTTGCTTTATCCTTACACTCTCTTCATCGTCCGGCGGTAGTAATTCACCGTTAGAGTAAAGAGATCTATCGCGGTACCTTAGTTCCGGGTGTTCGGTAAGAACTTCCTCGTGGATATTCTTTAACTTCCTGTTTATGCCTACTACACGGTCTTGTTTACCGAGTTCTTCCATGAGTTTAGTGACGTTGGTAAAGTGCTCAACGACACCTTCTTTTATACCTTCCCACGTGTGCCTCGCTGTTCCACCATCCATCAGCTTCCTCGTTAAGGCTATACTCTTGTCAGTTTCCTCGGATAACAAACTAGCAGCGTTCTCGTACGAGCGTTCATACTGTCCTGTCAGTATATTCCCCGCTAGTCCAACCGGTTCCATTTGAAGGGAAGAAGTTACAGGTTTCTCTTCACCAATAACAGGATTTTTCATCCTCTCTATTTCCCTGTCTTTTTTTATCTTGTCGGCAACGTTAGCCACTTGTTTATTGTCATTCTCTATATCTTCCAACCTCACGTTCAATGAAGGCAACTCGTTAGGGTCAAGATAAGTCCCCGCGAACAACAAATTGTATTTCTCGTGTTCCTCTTTAGGAACGACATACGTCTTCATGGTAGGGTCATAAACCATCCCTATATCGTTCGCCAGTTCTTTAGCGTACTCGTACAGATTGTTATGTTTCTGGTCTGTCGGCATGTTTTCAAGTGCCGCCTCACGTCTCTTGTAACGGTCATAGAACAACGTTTCTTTCTGTCTTGGAGTTAGACTACCTTCTTTCTTGTAATAGTCGTCTATCGCCCCGAAAGAGGTTTCCAGTCTAAACCTCTGCCTTTCATCCGGGTTCTCCGGCAGGAAATATTCTTCCTGTTGTTTCTTGGAAAAAGTGGATAATGTCGAGAAGGTGTAGTTAGGGTCAACAACCCTGTACTTGTCTTTTATATCCTCGATAACATCCGGCGTGACATCTTCTACCGAACCACCGGTAGCCATTGATATATTCTGTAATAACTTCGTGAGATTAGCACCCGTGGACTTCCACGTGTCATCAACGTAAGTGTCATCAACCATGTTAGGGTCTTCACCCGTTGCCAAGGCTACATCTCTTAATATGTCCTTGAATAACGACTTGTCAACTTTTCTACCTTCGTTCATAAGTTTGGCTTTCTAATCATATCCATTACTGAACCTCTGTTTTGAGTTTGTTGATTACCCGGGGAATAGAATCTTGGATTATTCTTCCGGCGTTTAGCACTTCCCTGTTGAATCAAATCAATAATGATAGGCATATTCTCTTGAATACTCTTGATAATGGAAGGCTTAGAACTCATGTCGAATGATAATAATTCATCTCCTGTCTCCTTGTCTCTTAACGTGAGCGTCTTTCCACCGAACCAACCGGTAGTCATACCCGCTTCGGCTTTCAACAATCCTAGAATATTATACTTGTCAAATATTCCTTTCACATCGTTTTGTAATGTGATTTTACTTCCGGGCTGATTATAATTTTCAATATTATTCACGATTCCAGTGAGTTCATTGCTTATATCTCTCGCTCCCGGTAGGTACACGGGGTTCCTGTTCTCGTCAAACATAGGTTGCCCGTTCTCGTCAATCATCTGGGTACGGTATCCCGCGGGTTGATTGAAATTAAAGTTCTCGTAGTCAACATCATGCAATTTCTCTTTAGTTTGAGCGTAAGAGTTCCATATCTGACCTAGTATGCCCGCTGCCTGTTGTTGTCCTTCTGCCGTTTTCTCGAACGTTATAGAGAATGGCTCTGAATAAGTCTTGTCATTCTTCTTCCCGGTCATGCCCAAGAAGTCAAGAGTGACAGCGTCCTCCCCTGACCTCACGCCCGCGAGTTGCGCTTGTCTATTAACGCCGTTATCATTAACGTACATGGGTAACTTCGCCCCGACGAACTTCTGTATGTACTCCTCTTGACCGTTCAATGCTCCCTGTATGGCTGTCAGCCCGGGGTCAGGGTTATTATTCGCCCTTGAGCCGCTACCTCCATACGCGGGGTCGCTCTGTAATGACTGTTTAATAACGCTATCGGAACTAGCCAAAACGGCATCCACGAACGCTTGTCTTGCCTCTTCTGGCGTACTCCATCTACCCGCTATCACGCCCTTTTGCATGTACGGGTCAGTATCGAACGTTTTACCGTATCTCTCGTCCCATATCCTAGCCGCCTTGTTAGCTATATCTCTATGATTCGTGGTTTCAGTATTTATTATAGTACCGTCCGGGTTACGCTTGAATCCCTTGATTATGGAATTACCTATTAACTTCCCGGAAGAATCCATCATGCTGTCAAGGTCAACGTACGGTTTCATCAATGAACCTAATTTAGCCTGTAACTCGGCAGGACTTCCCTCGGCTATGGAATTCCCGTTACGGTCTTTAATGGAATACACTAGCATCCCGTCGCGGTAAGTGAAATCAATTCCTTTACCCATGCTGAAAACACCATTACCCAAGTCTTTTACCCCCTCTCTTCCCGCTCCTATGATAGCTGAATTAATATCGGCTATTAGCGGCGCGTTCATGATATCGTCATAACCACCTTTACCTACCTTTGATAAAGTACCCAAGAACTCTTGGAATGACTTCATCTGGTTAGTGTAAGAAGCAGCCTTGTTCTTCATATCCCCCACTTTTGTCATTATCTCTGACTTCCTTATCGTGGTTATATTAGGGTCAGCGAGTTCCCTTCGCATGTCTGCAATCTCGTTTTGCGTGTGAGCCACGAGGATAGATAAAGATTGAGAGTCAAACGCTTGTGGCGACAGGTTTTTCGCCTCCGTGGCTAACTTGTCAAATTCCTTCAAGTCAGCGTCAAGTTGCTTTCTCTTGTCAGCAGCTATTTTAGTGTAATATTTAGCTGTTTCAAGTTCTTGCGCTTTCATGGCGGCGTCAATATTGAAAGCGTTCATCCCTATCGCCCCGAAATCTGTCTTTACAAGCTCAACGCCCATGTACGCCTCTCCGGTGTATTGATTTGCCATTATTTCCTAGGATTAAAGTTTAACGTTGTCATAGTGTTCATCGCTTGGTTCACGGGAGCGGATGTTCGTTGATACCCTACACCCGGGACGAAAGTGTACCCGTTCATGTCAGTACCCGTCACTTGTCCCGCCATGTTCTGTCTCATTATAGTGTTTCCCACGTTGTCAATCACGGGAGTAGTCCCTTGAGTGGGTGTGCTTCCGGAACCGAAATCCCAACCAGATGCCATTCCTGCAAGTGATTGTATCCCTGTCAACGCTCCACCTAGACCGTCCCATTTACCTTGCTGACCGGCATTATATAACGCCCCGTAACCCGCCAGTTCACGTTGTTCCCTGTTCTCTCTCGCTTGGAACTCTGCCATGTCCTGCTGTTGCTGCATGATAGCCTGTTGCCGTGTCAACTCGTACAGTTGATTCTGGAAATTAGCCATCACTTGCTCCTCTTGATTGTATAAACTCTCTTGTATGCCCGGCAAAAGGCTTAACCCGCGTGCACCCGCGCTACTAGCCATCTCGGCACTGTTGGCGGCTTGTTGCTGCACCATCTTCATCTGTTGGTTATACTGGTCTGTCGGGTAGTCGAGCATAGCCAACGTGTTATCAAAACTAATATCCTGTCTCTCGTAATTATCTATCTTACGTTGTGCCTCCTTGGCTTGTTTGCCTTCTTTCACGGATTTAGCCACCGACATCCCGGTAGACGCTAAAGCCGTCGCTCCTAGTATTATTGATGTTGCCGCTGCCATCAGTCTATTTTTTTTATAAGTTGAACCATATCCGTTTCACTAATATTGAAACCACATTTCTTTAGACCGTTCACCAAACCTAAATCACGTGATGTAGTGAATATAGCATCAACACCCGTTGCCCGTAGCATGTTTACTATCTCTTCCACCAAGAACTCTTTAGCACCACGTTTCCTTTGTGGTGACGCCTCCTTGTTTGAAACTAACCATTCAAGCCAACATATACCCGTTCCGGTAAGGTACACGAAACAAGAGTATAGCGGTCCGTGCTCGTCTTCCACGATATAACCGAATGGCAGGTATTTAGCGGGTACTGGCTTCCAACCCCAACTTTCCCACCAACGGCATAACATGTCGTAATCTTCTATAACTACTTCTCTAACTTTAAAATTTGCTCTCATCAATATCTAGTTGTAACGATTTTAATAATAGCTTGTTCGTTTTCTCGACACTAAAGTAAGAAATAATTTCCAGATATTTGCCACGTATAGCGTCTCCTTCAACACTGTTATCGCGCTTGAAATACAACGCCTCGTCTGCCCTGATAATAATATCATCACTTAACGTTATCTTGTCACCGTCAATAGCCGTTATCTCCGCTACCTCTTCACCCTCTATATACACTTTCTCACCAACTTCAAGTTCTTCATGATTAATTACTTGAAGTTCATTACCGGTGAAAGGTTCCTCGTCAATAAACAATAACACCGGGTCGCCATCACTCGTGTCTTTCGGTATATACGATTCATAAAGATGTTCTTTCTTGACGAAAAATTTATCATTTATCTCTGATGACAAATCGTTTGTAGAGAAATCCAAGTATTTAGGCACCATGTTTGACTCCAAGATGATGTTGTTATACACCTTGTTGACTTCCGGGTACTCGTTATTTACGATATGCACGTAGGAAGGGAAATTCTGTCCTAGCATCAAGTTCTGGTTGTTCGGGTCCCCCGCGTGTATCCTTATCATGGAATCTTTTGACAAGAACAGGTTAGCACCAGAACGTGCCATCCAATCCGGACTCATGTCATAGAATGACGTCCACCCGTCTATTTTCTCCATGAAGTTCACGCAATCGTTTCTTAACCCTACTATGTAAGAACCGTTCTTCGGGTCATACCCACCACATATTACTCCCATGTTAGTTAGATAGTCATGGAAGAAGTTCTGCATCCCGTATGAACTGATAGCGAATAACCCGTTCAACGTGTTCCTGAATACCTGCCCCGTGTACGTGTCAACGAAGAACCTAGAGTTCCCGTGTTTAGCGTATGTCTTGTAACTGCTCATTCCCGCGTCTTCCGCGTAGAACTGTTGCTCCCCGAAAGCGTCTTCCGACTTGGCTATGATAGGATTGCCATCCGCTGACGTGATGATGTTTTTCTTGTACATCACTCGGCTGCATTTATTTCGTTGATAAACGTCTATATCCGTGCCTATCTCGTCTATCTTGACTATTTCCCCGTACTTCTTCCCGAGGTCTTTAAAATTGACGAGAGACGTGTTAAAAGACGAGAACCCGTTATCTTTCGTGTCTTCAACATACGGTTCGGATACCGTCAATGAAGCGTACCTGTCTTCTTGGCTGTAATTCTCCGATATCGCGTTAGGTCTGCCTAGCGTTGAGAATATAGTACCGTTCGTGAACCGGTTAATCTCTCTGGCGGGAGAATCTCCAATTAAAACATCACCATCCTCTGACAACGTGTACGTTCCCGCTATACCATCACGTATCTCGTGTATTCCCGGTATCTCTTGGTAAACCACATCACTGGAAGTATCTTCCTTGTACATCATAACGTAGAACACGGAAGACGTGAACCTTGATTTCTTGTTTATAATATCGTCCCTCGTGTATCCTTCTCTCCCGCTATAATCTATAATGATATACCTACCGTTAGGGATTCCCTGTTTCTCCGAGTCGCCTATATCCACTTTAGTACCGTCAGATAACGTCACGGATAATGAACCCGCTTCACCTTGAACCATCACCCTGTCTTTTATCTCGAAGATGTAACCCTTGTCGGATACCTTATCGGATAAAGTTTCCAGTTCTGATATCAATTCTAGCTTGTCGCCCGCGTTAGGAACCACCCAAGGCATGGATGTTATTTCCAGATACACCTTGTCGTTGAACACGTAAGCGTTGTCAAAACCATTGATGACATCGAAATAAAGCCTAGGGTTACGTCTGGCGAACTTGAAATACTTCGCCCACGATGGTGCTTTCCCTTTTACCGTGATTCTCGCTAACCTACCTATGCTTGAAGTATCAGCGTTTATCCTGTCAGCGGTAGCTTCTGCCACGGATAACACGGGTGAACACCTCCCGAAATCATCGTATAAAACTATACCGTAGCCTTGCGTGACCCCTGTCTTTAACGAGTAGGTGATGTCAGAAGCCTTCACGTTATCTATCTTCACGGATAACTCTATGTCCGTGTCTATGTTGAAGCCGTCCATGTATCCACCGAATAACACGGAGTTCTGGATAATCATGCAACTTCTGGCTTTTAGCGGAACGTTATCGAATAACTTGTTCACGTCCTTTATAGCCACCAGAGGGTAATTACCGGAATAAGTAAACCGGTACGTGTAGTCAACGTTATCTTCCAGTTTCTCTTTCTCCTTGTCAATCGTCTTTACCTTGTACATACCGGCACCCGTCTTCATGAGAAGTTCAATCTTTCTCACGTGTTCATTACCAGTATTCACGGTTATATCTACCGCTGACGTGGAATTACTTATCTCGTTCAACACCTCGTTGGAGTAAGATTCACCTTTCACGTATGTAACAGCACCCGCGAAAGTACCCGTTTTAGTCAAGTAATTCTGTATAGAGTATGTCTTACCGAAGTCATTAGACATCAAAACGTAAGAAGTATTATCTTTTTGAACTACAACGTATATCACCCTAGCCGTGGGACTCGTGGATATACTCTTGATTCTATATTTCTTGGACTCTTCCAGACCGGTTAAGTTCACGGTAGACTTCTGCATGTTATTACCGAACTCGCTAGAGTAGTATAACGTGTTTATGTGTTGACCGGCGATAGCTAGGAACTTGCCATCAGCGGAACAAGCCATAACTTTATTGTAAGACTCCGGGTATCTTTCAGACGTGTTGAAAGCGTGCGCCAACTCGAACGTCTTACCGTAATCCCTTGACACGAAAGTCCATTTGGCGTTGGTGTCAAAGTTATCATTAACAGATATGTACACCACGCTACCGTCCGAGTTACATATCACCGTTTCACCTCTTGACGGGTTTCCTATCTTGGCGAAATCGTTTATGTTTGTCTCTTTCCACGTGCCCAGTTTACCGTAATCATGACTGTAAGCGAAATTGCTCTTGTACATCACGTAACAGTATTTACCGTCAGCGGACATGCATATATCCCCGTTATATTTATCCCCGCTGCTCTCGAATCCCCTAACCTCACCGTAGCTACCGTCAGAAGGGTTGTATTGTTGAAGCCACAACCCGGAGTTATTACTTCCGGAGAATCCTCCCGTGCGAGCGAAATAAACCAGATTGCCGTTCACGTTCAAGTCACCCCCGTCGTTGAAATTAGCGTAGAATTTCTCCACTATTTTCGTGGCTTGCGTCTCGTAGGTATCAAAATATATGAAATAACCGTTCCTGTACGTGGATACCTCGGCGTTTTGCATGTACGTGGTTAGACAGAGGACACCTTTCACCTCGAATCCTTTCTCTGAAACGTTGTAAGGAACAGCCTTGAAATCGTTGATGATGGTATCAGCGTATGATTGACCGATAGGCAAATCGAAACTTATATAACTTTGACTCGTCATATCACCGTCTTCCGGGTTTACCTTGTCCCAGTATATGGTAATCCTGTTATTGTAAATGTACACTTCTGCCGTCATGTCGAAAGATACCTTCTTGGAACTGTCAATATCAAGTTCGGATGAAGCCCTAGAGTAAGGGCTTATGGCTGACGTTTCTCTAGTATCGTACACGTATCTGGCGGCGAACACGGGATTCAAGTTACGCATCTCGCTAAGTTCAGACTTCTCGGCTATCTCCACCTTGACATCCATGGGTGGACGCTTGACAAGTTTCATTGCCGTCCAGTCGTAGAACTTGTAATACCCTTTCGTCTTGGTGATATCTATCTGTATCGGGTCGTTCACCATCCAATCATTGAATATCATGATATTATTCATCATGGCGAACCCGCTAATCTCCGTTTTCAAATTAAACGGCGTGATAAGTTCTTGTATGAATGACTCGTGAACATCATCGAACATGTGCCTGTTAGCGAGCAACCTTAACGCCCAAGCCTCTCTTGTTTTCTTATCTACCTTGTACACGGAACCGCCATCGTAAATATAACCTATTTCCGGTTCAACGTCATACCGGAACTTGCGTATCAGCAAACAGAAATACTTGGTGTTCTTGTCAGAAGTGATATAATCCCCACCGTTACCGTAAGCGAAAGCTGCTTCCTCGTCTACTTCCGTGGAACTCCAATAATAATTCACGCTATCAGCGTTAGACCTCGTTACCGGCTTCTCCACTTCCACGGCTTGCCCCACGACTATGTTCTTGTCGTTAAAGTCAACTATCTCCTTGTCAGACTCCGATATCAATACCTTGGCGGTACTTATCATGCTATCCACCGCTTCCTTTATCTCCTCCTTGGAAGGAACGTACCAACCGAACCCCGTTTCTAACGCCCGTTGGAAAATAGTATCACTATCCCGCTTGTTATGAAGGAAACATATCGTGTTCTTCATGCCGAACACGTCCTTCATGGTAGACATCTGGTCAACGAACACGTGACTGCTCTTTCCAGTTATAGAATCGTGTTCAAGTATAGAAAAACCGCCTTGTCGTAGGGCGGTGAAAAGATATATCTTGTTGTTGTACTCGTACATACCTGCCGTCCTAGAGCCGCTAGTCCATAAAGGCTCATCAACGACAACAAGAGAGCCATCAATACTTTCTATAATTCCAGAATTATCATCGTCTGTATCTATAACTCTAACGTTTTTCGCTTCCCGGTATTGCCCCTTTGGCATGTACCTCGCGGCTACGTCCATGTTCATCTTCCCTTGCGAGAAGTCTTGTACAACTCTCATAACTAACTCATTAACGCTTGTATAAATTCTTTTACCTTGAAGTTCAACTCGAACATGGCATCCTTGTGACTTCTAACTTTCTGTTGTTTAGCCCGTATCTTCTCGTTCATGGGAACGTTACGTTTCTTCTCTATGATACGCCAGTATATCTCGTCTTCAAGATATTTCTGGAAATACGGGTGTATCTCTATCTTGTCAAAATCTGTCAAGTCCACGTTGGCTATATACTGTATCAGTATCCGGTGATACCCTTCCGGTATATCATCGAACGTCAACGTGTTATCACGGTAATCGAACTTGTACCCGTGCTTACCGTAAATAAAATCGTTATTCTTCAATTTAAGGGTACAATACTTGGAATACATCCCGTTAAGGTCATCAGCCTTTATAATATCGTAATCCATGTTGTCAAGTATCTTGTTCCCCTCGTTATCCGTTATGTTCTGTGCCGCCACGATATCATCGTTATCCATCATGTAAGAATACCACGTGTTAATGCTATCATTACGTAATGCGGGTACCAGATAACCGTCAACAACGAAATATATAGCCACGTAATCCACGAAATCCACCGGCATACGGAACTTTCCTATCCTGTTCATCTCCCCTTCTGCTTCCTTGAACACCTTGTCACCGGAGTATCGCAAGTCCTCGATAGACCGGATACCGTGTTTTATCACGAGTTCCCTGCTTATCCCGTGCAAGTAACTGTCCGGGTCATCAGCGGTAAGCATGATTGAATCAACTATATCTGTAAACGGTATCTTCATAACATGTTATCTTTTTGTTCTTCATTCACTTGTCTTTGCGCTATCAGTTGCGCTAAATCCATCTCTCTCAAATGTATGCCAAAGTAGAAGGCTATCTCGACAACTATCTTGTCAAGGAAATGTTCTGACAACTCGAAATCTTGGTACGTTTTGTCTAGCGGGTTAAATACCGGTTTCCCGTTGATATTCTTGTACGTCCATTTAGGATTTCTCGGGTTACGCTTGTACGTCACCTCTATCGTCTTGATATCTCCCGGGTACACGGATATACCGTCCTCGTCAATAAACCCTACTGGTAGTTTAGTACTAGGCTTGCAATACTTGCTAGTCACCACTCTCCTGAACTGGTCCGGAGGCAGTAAACTCACCATGTTATCACCCACGTACACCGAGTCTACCTTCAACGTTTTAACGGGAAAAGGAAAGGGAGTATCATCCACCCTTTCCAAATCTTCCGTTACAGATAACTTGTACAAGGTTTGTTCCAACACGCTTCTAGTCATTGTTGAATACCCTTGAATTTTCCTGTTCTGGATAAGCCTCAAATCGTTAGGTATGTTAGAGAATATCTTCGCCTGCACTATGGCGCAAACGTTATTAAACTCGTCAGGAGTAATCACCCCGTACCCGTTTTTGTTTAGTAGCACTTGGACTACCTTGTACACGTTATCAATCATCGTTTGTTAGTTTATCTTTTGCAAAATCTTCTCGTAAGCACTCTTGCCTTCCTCGGAATTACCCACCCACTGGGCGAACTCTTCCTTGATGTTAAGCCCGGGAGCGCAACTGTAAATCTTACCTCCGGTGAACCATGATAAGTCAGTTCCCTTCGAGTTTAATTTCACCACGTTAAGGCGTAAAGCGGTAGTCAAGTGGAATTTAACCTTGCTCTGCTTGTCATTGAACAATTCAACGATATGCTCGGGAGTCACTTGATGTGTTTCCATCTTCTCTAGGATACCGGAACGCAAGATGCTCTGGTTCGTTTCCGCTGAACCGGAATCGTACAACATGCTGTAAACAGCTTGCAACGACTCGATATCAGAACTACGGCACAACTCGATAACTAACGCTATCTGGGCGTACTTGTCCTCTACATGTTGAGCGTCAGCCACCTTGTCTTCAAGATAGAATACCTTGTCTTTACCACAGAACGGGTGAAGCAACAAGTACATCTGCAAACAAGGGTCATCGGGATATATCGTCCAACGGTCACCGGGGAAGTCCACCCTTCTCAAATCAATAGGTCCCATGTTATCTTGCTCGTCCTCGAAAGCGTTATCAAACACCGGGGCGTAACGCATGTTAAACCCGTAACTGGATTCCTTGTCAACGTACTTGCATTTAGGTCTCAATGAATAATTATTCCGTTCTTTCGTCAACAAGAAAGTCATGGGTTTCTTGCCCACGCCTAACTTCTTGCACTTCTCGATAATTTCCATTCTCACCTCGTCTTTTGTTTTCTCGCCTTTTGCCATAATTCAATTCAATTTAATTTTAATAAAAAACGGGGAAGGGAATTTACCCCTCCCCGCGGGATTTGATATATAAGGTTGATTAAGCCTTAGGATGCTTTACCCTCGAAGATACCCCATTTCTTCAATCCAACTGCACGCAATCCCCATTCAGTCAACCAGTCGATACCGAACACGTCATTCGTGTTAGTAGCGTCCGGAACGATTTGAGAACCGTGGAACGTGGTTTGAAGTTTACGGCTATAACCCGGCATACCCTTGTACAACATCGTCAGGTAGTTGGTGTTGATAGTCGTGGTTTGTCCGCTAAGGTCTCCGTTGTAACCGGTATTCACCACGGTGTTTCCAAGAGGAACCATGATACCGTGAATTTGATTCTCCGGGGCGAAGTTATCAGGATTCAAAACGGTCGGGTCTTTCAACATCTTCCAAGTGGACTTGTAGAACTCGTAACCACCCATGCGGAATCCCTCGAAACCGAAGTTGATAACTTTCTTGTCATTGTCGAAATATCCCCACGTTGGAGCGGTATTACCACCAACGGAAGCCAAGAACTTGTCAATATCCAAGGAAGCCTCGGTAGACAAGTAAAGCATGTTGTATTTCTCCCCGTTCACCTTGTCAAGGCGTTTAATCAATGACTCGATATCAGAAGTTGAAGAGATACCACCCTCGAAGGAGTTACCACCGTTTCTGATTTTGTCAAAGATACCCTCGTAACCGCGGAATCCTGCCGTCTTAGCCGGGGAACCGTCAGCCACTTTCTTACCAACGAACGCTTGAATTTCCAGTTGGTCTTTCATTCTCTCTCTCGCCTCCTCGATTTCTGAACTGAACCAGTAGTATTTACCGTCAAGTCCTTTAATCCAAGAGATGTTACAAGCGTCAGAGCCGTTGATTTCCCACATGTCCTTACCGATGATAAGTGACGTGCTGTCAATCTCAACCTCTCTGGTCAACGCTCTGGTCATACCCGGTGAACCTTTCTGGAACTCGTAACCGGCAGCGATAACGGTCAACCCGGTGGTACCTACCGTCCAGTCAGAAGCCTCGTACACTTTAGCGGTAAACTTGCCCGCGTCATATCCTTCTGATACACAGATACCGTAATCCACTTTCTTGGTAGCCTTGTCGATAACCATGAAGTTCTCGTTAGGACGGATGGTATGAGCGGCACTCGTGAACACGTCAGCAGCACGGGTTACACCTTCCAACACTTTACGTCTACGTCCCGCCATAGCGAAATATTGAGTATCCGCGGAGATTTCTTCCTCCATCGCGTACTTATCCAAGAATCCACGAATAGTCTGGTTACCGTACTGGTCAATGATTTGGTCATGAACGTCCGGCGCGAACTGGTCCGTGAAATCGTATAAACTCTTGTAGTTCCCCGTTACCGGTTGAATTTTGATATTGGGGTCAAGATAAAAATCACTTGTTACACTTACTAAACCCATTTTTTAAAGTTTTTATCGTTTTACTTTAAGCCGGGAATCTTGCTTTTAACGTATTTCCTGTACTCCTCGTCCGTCATCTCTCCCGCTCTTCTTTCCACCTCTGGACTGGTAGCGTTAGATTTACGTCGCAATTCTTCCTCGACCGTGTTTGCTTTTATTGCCTTACCGTATTCTTCAAGTATCTTCGGCAACTCCCGCCCGGCAATAATAGTTTTGGCGAAAGCGGCGTAATCAAAGACACCATCTTTCTTGAAGTAGTCCATCATGGAGTCCATGTCGCTGAACATACCGTTGTACGTTTGCTTGTCACGAAACTCGTAAGTGAACCCTTCCAGTTCCATCTTGTCAATACTCTCTACAGCCGACCGCATGTTCTTGTTCCACTCTTCCTTCCCCGCGGTAATAGTCTCCTCCATTTTCTTGATAGGAGTCTTGTACTGTGATTTCTGCTCGTTAAAGAACTTTTTGGCTTTCAGAGCCTCCATCTTCATGGCAGCGCTTCTCGCTAGATTCTTTTTCTTCCTGTCGTTAATCTCGATGTCATCCATCTCGTCAGACGTCGGGAGTTGAGAGTAACTCTCTTCAAACACCGCTTCTATCTCCTCGTTATCGAGCGTGGGATACTGTACTTTCAAGTACTCCTTCAACACCTTGTCGTTCGGCTCGTCATCCCAGTTCTTCTGAACGCGGAAATAATCTTCCACCCCTCTTCCTGTCTCCCGGACAAATTTGTCAATGACCTCTAAATCGGGACTAGCGTAATTAACAGGTTTCTCTACCTCTTTAACTACCTCTTTTTCAACTACCAAGTCTTCCCAAGATTTAATCTCTTTTCCTACCTTCCCGGCTAGGAAACTAAACACTTGCTCTTCCGGCAATTTACTCAAGTCCAAGTCCTCTTTGGCAGACTCTTTTGAATCTTGCTTGTTCTCTACAACCTCTTCCTTTTCTTTCTCCTGCTCGGCAGGTTGGTTAGCGTTACCCGTTTCACCGCTAGGAGGTGCTGTAAGAACGTTTTCCTTCATGAATTTATCTAACTCTGTTCCCATATTCGATTTAATTTAATTCTAACACAAATATATAGAAAAAATCTATCAGAAAAAATAATTGATAGTATTTTATACTTCTTTTATTCTGACATCATGCACTTTAAGCATAAGTTTCCGTTTTATGATATAATCCGGAGTCCGGAATCCCTTTGTGTCCTCCACGATAATTTCACCGGAAGCGACATCCGTGTACACGAAGTCAGCGATGTATTTCACCGCTCTCTCTATACACTTGCCATCCTTGTACTGGTTAGGGACAAGTTCAAACGGGACTTGTTCCATGAGGTCTTTAATAACCCCCGCTTTCTCCATCCATTTTAACTCGGTCGCTCTCTTGTCTTCCCTTATACTGGCATGACCGTTCACTCTCTTGTTACCGTACTTGTTTCTCATCCTCTAGCTTTTTTATCACCTTTTGTACCGTTCTTCCTTCCCCTGTTGGTGGATGAACTGACGTAACTATTGGTAGCGTGGTCATAATCTTTGCCCGCCCTAGAGCCTTTACCGTGTTTCTTGTCATATTCACGGTTTTTTTGGCTTAGTTCGGCTCTTTTCTTTCTCTGTTCAGGTCTACGATTTATCTTGGTATCCGTTTCCTTCTTTTTCTCCCGTGCTTCCGGGTGGTCCCTGTAATATTGAGCGGACCTAGACAGCTTGCCCTGCTTCTTCGGTGGTGCCATTGTCGTTATAATTTAATTGTTCATTAACTTCATCCATTGGAGGTATCTCTACCGGTGGTGCTGCTTGTTCCTGTTCTTGTTGGCTCATGCTCTCGAAAGGTATAGGGCTACCGCCGTTTTGCCGTTGATTTATCAACTCGCTCTGCTGTTGTGCCTGCTTGTACGTCCTTTCATCTTTCTTGTCTTCCTTGTACTTGGTGGCTTGCGCCGTTACATCTGCCTGTAATCCAAGTTCACGCATCCGGTGTTGGTGTTTCAAGTTTTCAAGCATGATTTCACCTTCCACTTTCTCGCGGTGAAGACGAATGTCAGCTTGGTTCTTCACTTGTAACTCGTTGGACTTGGCTTGTAATTCAATCATCAATGACTGTTGTTTCTGTTGCTCGATAGCCATTTGCGCTTGTGCCTCTGCTTGTATTCTAGCGGCTTCCATCTCTTTCTGCCTCATAACAGCCTCGTCCTGCCTCTTCTTCATTACTATCTTCAAGTAAGATGAAGCCATCTTCAAGTTATCAATAGACATGATATCTATACGGTCAGCAAGGGTTATCTGTCCCGCTTGTATAGCGGCAAGAACTGTCTGCTCGAACTTGTTCTTTTCCTCGGCATCCGGCTTTAACTCTATAACGACATCCAGTTTGTACTTATATAAACTCATATATGAGTTTATAGTATTATCATCTAGCAAGTACGACATGATATCGTCAGCGAAGTTCTCGTGATACATAGACATCTGTTGCGCCCTGTTCAAGATAACCTCGGAAGCGTTCTTTTTCATGCTCAATAACCCCTCTAGGATATACTTCGTCGCCGTGTTACTCATGGTTAGTGCCATCTGTTGCGTGCCTACCAGTGCGCCGTTGAGAGGAGCCGAACCGTCACGTACCCTGTTGACACCTGTTACCTCGTAACACATGTTCAAGTTATGATTGTACGTGTTGATAAGTTGAGCCAGTTTAGCACCGTCAGTCGTGGGTATCACTTGCATGATGTTCCCTCTCAATATAGCCTCGTCATCAAAACCAGAACTCTTCACGAGCAAGTTACCAGTCTGGTCGTATATCTGTATAATCTCGGCGGGGGATAACGTTGAACCGGTACCTATGTTGATATTCGTTAGCCCGTCAATGTCTATCTGGTACCCGTCCGGTCGTAACTTGCTTATCAAGTGTCTTAGTTTAAGCACGGTAAGATGAACATCATCGGCGAAAGGCTTCATGTTCTCGACAAGAGAAGGAGTTGTCAACTCGTACACGATATACGGGGACATCACAACGTTAGAGTCATTCACCGGTCTAATCATGTCCTTCATGAGCCGGTAATTGAATACCGTGTTGGTACCTAGGATATAATACCCCTCGAACCAAACATCGTAAGAGCCTCTTACTATCCTGCTTGAAGACTGTTCCGGCAACTTGAAATCACGCTCTTTACGGATGAGGTTATTCCTCTTCCTCTTGTACACTTCCTCGAAAGTGGTCTTGAACGTGAAGTACATTACCGTCAGCGTGTCATCATCATCGTACTCTCTCCTGTCGTTAAAACGTCTGTCCGGCGTGGCTTTTTTGAGCATCTCTTTAGTGACGTACCCGTTTGACTTCCGGTATATCTCTTCTACCGTCATTTGGAGTAGTTCACCGAAGTAGTAACAACCTTTCTTGTCCCTAGTCTTTAATGTATCGTAAGAATACATCATCCTTTTCCCGTCCACGTGACGTATAAGTACCCCGTAATTAGGGTCAGTCTCCACGCGTAAAGCGGCGAAACCGTTAGTCACTAGGTCTTCTGCCACCCTGTTCTGTATCTCACGGAAATAGTTCACGTCAAACACGCGGTTGATGATAACCTCCGTGGCTATCTCTTTATCTTGCTTGTACTTCAATTGCATGTGCAAGTCAAGTTCCTCCTTGCTATCAGGCACGTATTCCGGCATGAAGTTTATACCGGTAGCGGCAGACATCTCGCTCGTGAAATCTCTCGTGAGCATTTCCGTTTCTAGGTTCTTCCGGTAACTCTGTCTTTCTTTCTGTGACATGATATCCACGCCCTTGGCTACCACCTTGAACATGTCAACCGGGAAACTGTCTTTCACCACATTGATAAACTTGGGTACTATGGAAGTGAACTCCCAGTTCAGTGACAGGTACGCCTTGTCCTTTGGTATGTTAAGCATACTCTTGAACTTGTCAATGTCAACGGAATTGTCCTTGTAAGCCTCCAACTCCTCGAATTTCTTCCTCCTAGAAGCTAACGTCCCCCCTGTTATCCACTCGCTCTCTATGAACTTGGCGTATTCCAACCCGTAATCGACACTTTGTTTAGCCTCGTTAGAAACGAAAGGGTCTGGAAAACTTAGTGATTTGCTACTATCTCTCATAATCCGTCTTTATTTTACCGTAAGTACCCGTGTTATCATATAACATTAATAATGGTTTGTCTATCGTTACCGTGGTTTCCTCCACTTTTCTTCTCACTCTTTGCGTCGCTCCTATCAAGGCGTAAGCGGAAGATATGGAAGCGTCACGTTTAGTCCTGTTCTTGTCATCGAAAGCGAGCCAGTCTTTCAGCGTGTCATCGAAGAACATCTCGGAATTACCCACGTTGTTCTCTATGAAAGATTCTAGTGCAGAGTTCATTAACTGTGAAACGTTCTCTGACGTTGAAGGCATACCACCACGTATCTTCTCGTCTTCCGATAACTTGTCTTTATCTTTATCCGTTCTTTTCATCGAGAACTTGCGGTATCCCCTCCTGTACATCTCGTCAATGAGGTTGTTCACGTTATTCTCTATAAGAGCGGGCATCCCGTAAAATACCATAGCCTTGATAGCGTCATCGAAGAATATCTCTTTCGACTCCGGTCTGTTTATGTACTCTAGGAAGAAATTATGGTTAGGTGCTCCCGAGGAGTTTACCACCGAGAACCCGTGTATTGAACCTTTAGAGCCTTTACCGTCTACCGTCTTGTTCACGCGATAAGGGTCAATACCGAAGTTACCAATATGCCTGTTCAAGGGTATCCATAACCCGTTGGTATCTCTCTTTATGTTGTTTCTTAAACCCTCGTCCGGCAACCAACTCACTAGGAACCGTCCTTCCGGTTTCTCCACGAAAACGACCCTTCCACAGTCCTGCACGCCTTGGTACCACTCGAAATTACCTCTCGTGATAACCCCGTCAAGCGTGGCGTTGTATTCAAGCTGAGCGTTTATGTTAGCTTGGTTGAACATGCACATGTTTATCGCTAGGGCGAACCCGTCAGCCTCCACTCTAGGATTCTTTCTTTTCTCTTCCAACCATTGCCGGGGGTTATTCCGTAAAGTGTCATCAACGTTTTTTATGTACGTGTTCAACCCGAACTTCAATAACTCACCGTCAGCCGTTCTAACAGGTGTCTTTGGGTCTTCAAGAATCATTCTACCGAACTTGTCTATGAACCCCTCGTAATGCTCGTAACAGCTTAAAAATAACTTGTACAACCCGGAAGTGGTTTGACCGTTACCGTTCCTCTTGGTGACGTCTGAATCGTAATACAATTGCTTGAACCTGTCTCCCGCCAAGGCTCCATCATCATTGGCATCCTTGCCCGTGACGTTCTCTATGGTGGAGAATATGAATATCTTACCCACGATTCTCTTCCCCTTGGTAACGCACTTTTTAACCATGTTAAAATGGTTGATGGTATTACCGTTCTGCTTTTTCCACTTGCTGAACTCGTCAGCCAGATAGATAAGTAAAGCCTCACCGTCATAACTGGCTTCTTGTGTTGGTCTGTAATTAACACGCGTGTTCAAAGCCACGTCTACCATCTCTTTCTCGTCACCTGCTTTCCTTATCCTGTTACCCGGTTGCGCGAACTCTAGTTCAGTCTTTGACTTCTCGTTGATACACATTGGTTTCATGTAGAACGGTAGCCTAGAGAACATTGTTGTTAAACGGAAAAAGTTAGAAGCCGCGTCCGTGTCTGTCTTTGACGTCATGCCGGACAACTTGTTCTTGGCTGATATACTCTTGCATATAAGGAATGACATGAAACAATCAGTTGCCCCAAAACGACGTATCTTTTCAAGGATAAGACCCATGCACCTGTCATCCACCCACACGGCTTCCATGAAGTAAAACAGTTTCTGTTGAGCCTCGCTGAAATAGTAATACCCGCCTTCCGCTCCGGTATAGCAATGGCTTAACATGAACCAGTGCGCCCCAGTAATATAAGTAGCTTTACCGCAATTGAAGAACCAGTGACCGTCACGTTTCTTGGTGTATTCTGAATCTATAAAATCCTCGAAGTATCTCGCTGACTTCATGTTAAAACCATTAGGAGCGGGTTGCCTACGCCAGTACTGGTCTTCTTTCTTCCTCGTGCTGTATTCTATATTCTTGTACTTCGGTTTAGCCGGTAACGCTATACGCAAGTCAGAGATAACTACTATCTCTCCCACCGTGCCGTTAGGGTCAATTACCACCGCGTCTATATCTTCTCTATACCCCGCCTTGCTCTTTATGTTGAAGAACTTGTCAGCGTACTTTTCAGGGTATCCTTCCCGGTAATCAGATTCAGCTATGAACAAGTCATCTTCCTTCAACACGTTATTTATATCATGTATGATATCAGACACTTCCGTCACGTCCTTGAAAGCTATGTCCTTCAAGTCAATAGCGTTGGATATGCTGTCAGCGTCAGTGGATATCCCTTGCGCGTTAATTTGTATAGAATCTTCAAGACCAGTATATAACGATTCTATCACGGTCTGGCTGCTATCCACGATATCTTTCAAAACACTTCTAGCCCATTTCTCCTGTTTCTTGTCATGTTGAAGGATGGAACCTATTATCTCCTTGCACTTGGATATAGCCTTCTTTTTTATTTTTATGGCGTTCTTCCCCGTGGACTCCTTGTCAATGGACTCCATGTCTATGTCCGCCTTTATAACCTTCACGAGTTCTTTAACGGCAGATTTACAAGATGATATGTACCTATTATCGTTATACATCTTTCAATTTTCCTATTATCCAAGGTGTTTTCATACGGTACAATACCCTATCATCCACCTTGAATTGATACTCTGAATCAAGATTGAATATGATAGAATCACCGTTTTCCACCCCTTGTTCTCTTAATGACTCGTTCGTGTAAACCATCTCTCCGAATTGTCTCTCGTACAATTCATCGTCAAACAGTTCTATACACCCGTGCATGTGTTTCTTTTTCTCCACCGGGCTAACGTAACACCACGGGTCTACCGCCATGTATTCGCCGTTCCTCTTGATAAGGTATATGTACGAAACCTCTACACGGAACATGTTATCCATTATCTCGTTCTCCCCTATCTCCTTTCTCCCTTCTGCCGTTGTATGTCGTCTCACGCAATTATGGTGGAAATACACCTCGTCACCTACCTTGAAACGTGGGTCGCTAGATGTAACCACCTCGCCGTGTCTTATCAAGTAAGTGGTGTCGTCAATAGCGTTATTAACATGGAATTTGGTTCCTCCCGGGGCAGTAATCGTTGACTCGTACTGTTCCTTCATGTAAACGATGACGTTATTATTTATCGCGTCCAAGTTCCCTCTCATAGTCGTACACTTCAATAGTTAAACTACCGTCTTCACCCCTGTATATGACTTTCCAGTCAATAATCTCGGAATCCTTATCCTTGCGCACGCGTATCGTTATCCTATCTTGGTTCTTGTACCTGTCTTTCTCGATAGAATGAATAATCATGATTGTCAAGTCACCATTCTCGCTCATGAACTTCAAGGATTGTCCCACCCTGAAACATAACTTGTGACCGTTATCTGTATAGCTGTATTCTCTTAATTCCATGTTATTTACTTATTAATATTCCACCTGTAACGCCGACTATTCCCCATAACCACCATCTCTCGTACCATCTTTTCTTTTCCTTGATAACGATAGGTTTAACGTCAGTGAGAGTCACGTATGGATTCTCGTTTATCACTCTTATCACGTGTTCAGCACTCCCGAATAACTTTCTCGTTGTTCCCACGGCGATATGCTGTTTCATGTATATATCGAAAGTATCAAAATGGATACCGTCTCCCTTGACAACACCCGATATGTTTCTCCACTTGTTATGGTTGGAAAAAGGGATATAAACATTCTGGTAAACAGTATCGAACTTTATCGTACCCGTGTCACGGTAGACAGTTTCCATCTTGATAACAACTTCCGGCTTCATTCCCTTGATAAACTCTTTAAGGGAATCATTCTGTTTTATCACTTTCTGGCTCTCGAATACCATGGCTGACTTTTCATCTATCACCCTGTCGTACTTGTCCTTGTAATGACGTATCGTGTCAAGGTAAGCGGCGTAGTTATCCTTGTCATCGTTAATCTTGTCACGGCTATCCACGTAATCCTTAACGAGGAACACTAGCACCACTGATGCCAACCA